TGGCTGTTCTTGGTACCCAGGAAGAGAACAACCTTCCTGACTCCGCTTTTGCTTTCATTGAGCCAGGCGGTCGCAAGGATTCAAGTGGTAAGACCACTCCTCGCAGCCTCCGTCATTTCCCTGTACACGATGAAGCACACGCACGTAACGCTCTTTCCCGGGCTCCTCAGTCCCCGTACGGCAAGAAGGCCATGCCGAAGATTCTTGCGGCATGCCGTAAGTACGGGGTTACGGTTGACGGACACTCACGGGCGATGTTCGGTGACGACATCAGCGACTACTCAGGTGCGCCTGAGCGCCGGTTCGTTCAGTTCCCGCCTGAGATTCGTTCTTCGGCTGCATTCGGTGACCCGAACGCGAAGCACATTTACGGTTATGCGAGTGTCTTCAACAAGATGTCCCGCAAGCTGGGCGGCTTCCACGAGCAGGTTCGCTCTACTGCTTTCGATGAGTCCAAGGCTAGCGGCTGGCCGAACGTGGTCTGCCGTTACAACCACAAGGACGACCAGCTTCTGGGCACCACGCATGCGAGGACCCTTGAGCTGCACATTGACGGACAGGGCCTGCTGTACGACGTTATCCCGCCGAACTCTCGCGCGGATGTCCTTGAGTATGTTCAGCGTGGAGACGTTCGCCACAGCTCCTTCGCATTCCGGGTTTACCCCGGTGGTGACGAATGGGGCCTAAGCGAGTACAACTACCCGCTGCGTACCCTGCACTCCGTTGAGCTGGTGGACGTTGCACCGGTTCTTGACCCGGCTTACCCCGACGCAACAGCTGGTTCTCGCTCCATGATGCAGGAGCGCGCAATGTCTGGTGCTCTTGAGTCCCTGGCTCAGTGGGTACAGGCTGATGCCGAGGAAGTTCGCTACTACCTGGATGAGGGACGTGCAATTGAGTTCTTCAAGCGCACTGACCGCATCATGGGACCGAAGATTAGCAAGACGGACGCTGCTAGCGCATCTCGCGCTTCCAAGCCTCGTCTATCTGGTGCTCAGGCAATGCTTGCAGCCATGGAGAACATGCGCGACCCGTTCGCGGATGAGGACTTCTCCTAATAACTACTAACCTCTGATAGGCTAGGTTACGGTAAAACGTAACCTAGCCTATGGAGTTTAAGATGCCTAATGTCGGTCTCGGTATTCAAACAGTAACGCAGACGGCTACTATTACGTCTACGTCAATAATCGACCTAGATATTCCGTCTGGCACGGCAGTTATATCATCCGGAATTCAGGTTGCAGGATTTGGGAATGCTCTCATGACAGCAGACGGTCCTCACCCTACCGATGACACTAAGTGGCGGTTCCAGGCTTCTGTGGCGGAGCAGAGCGGAGGCAACGGATACAGCGTTAGCGTGACATGCTGGATGATTGTCGCTAACGACACAGGGTACTAAGTGATTTGCTCATGAGGCCGCTAGTATCAGTCATAACTCCAACCTGGCAGCGTCACGATGTGCTGCTGCATAAGTGCGTGCCTACAGTTCAGGCGCAACAAGTGCCTCATGAGCACATCATTATTTCAGACGGTCCTGATACTGCACTAAGTCAGTACGGATGGCCTGCTAGTGTCCGCTACGCAGAATTGCCACGGCATGACTACGAAAAGCACTGGGGGCACCATGCGCGTCCTTATGGCCTAAGTATGGCACGCGGAGATTTCATTGCTTACCTGGATGACGATGACCTGTGGGAGCCTGACCATCTTCAGGTGCTGCTATCTGCTCTTCTAGAAGATGAGGAAGCGCAATTTGCTTACACACGTGCAGAAGTGCACATGACTAAAGGTACCGTACGGATAGGCGACGGTTCTCCCGCGCATGGTCGCGTGCAGACATCTATGCTCATGCATCGCCGTGACCTGCTTAACGTAGCCTCTTGGGGGCCAGCTCACCCTGCGGAAGACTGGGAACTAGTTCTATCGTGGCTTAAGGCTGACGTTAAGTACCTATCTATCGACGCTCTTACAGTTCACTATTACCCGTCAGTGCCTATTGACCCGGAAAAGCGCATACCGGTAACACTCCCTCCGCCAGAACTTTAGAAAAATCTGTGTAGTTTTTCATTTAGGGGTTGTCAATACCCAGTAGCTAGGTACTATGGATAGTGAAATGCCGTGGCCGTAAAAGCCGGAGCCGGTGCCAGCAATTAAACCTAGAAAGGTTAAGCTAGTGGCATCTGAAGTCGCAAAGAGGCTTCGTGACCGGCGCTTGAACGTCTGGAACGAGGCCAAGGGCATTGCAGAGAGCGCTGCTGATGAGAACCGCTCCTTTACCCCGGATGAGCAGGGTAAGTGGGAGGCTCTTCAGGAAGAGCTTGGCAACATTGACACTCGCCTCAAGGCCGTTCTCGACACCGAGAAGCGCGCCAAGGAAGCTGACGACGCTTACGACGAGCTGAGTGGCCGTAAGGCTGAGCGCAGCGTGCAGCAGGCGGGTGGTCCTCAGTACGTTGAGGAGCTGCGCCGTTGGGCACGCGGCGAAGAGGGCAGCAAGTCTGTCTTCGAAGTTCGCCGTCAGGCACCGGGACCGGTTAACTACCGTGTTCTGACCACGGCAGGCGCTGGTTCCGGAACTAACGCTTCCGGTATCATCCCGACTGACTTCTACGACCAGCTCATCGCGTACCTGATTGAAGTTTCCGGCATCATGCAGTGTGGGCCCACGGTCCTTAACACTGGCGGTGGCGAGACTCTCCAGATTCCGAAGGCCCTGACTCACACCACGGCAACGTCCGCTGGCCAGAACGCAAGCCTTCCGACCGCTGACCCGACCTTCACGCTCACCACCCTTGGTGCGCAGAAGTTCGGTGTCCTGATTCAGGTCGCTCGCGAACTGATTGACGACACTGCGGTTGACCTGCTCGGCTACCTCGCAATGAGTGCTGGCCGTGCGCTGGGTAACTCCTTCGGTACCTCCCTGGTTAACGGCACCAACGGCATCTCCGGTGGCCTTACGTCCCTCGCGGGCGCAACCCCGGCTGTCACTGGTGGCCTGACCTCTGCTATCTCCGGTAACGGCGTGGCAACCGGTGGCGCAACATACGCCAACCTGGTTGACATGGAGTACTCGGTTATCGCTCCCTACCGTCAGTCCCGTAGCTGCTACTGGCTCGCTGCTGACAAGACTGTTGGTTCCTTCCGCAAGCTGACCGACAACAACGGTCGCCCTGTCTGGGAGCCTTCCGCAGTCCTCGGTGCGCCGGACCTGCTTCTGGGCAAGCCGCTAGTTGCAGACCCGTACATGCCTGCAATCGGCACAAGCGCGCTGTCCATCGCGTTCGGTGACTTCGCTCAGTACTTCATCCGCCTTGTCGGTGGAGTTCGATTCGAGCGTAGCGACGACTTCGCATTCGGGTCTGACCTGGTGACCTTCCGTGCACTACTCCGTGGTGACGGTACACTGGTAGACACCAACGCAATCAAGATGTTCAAGGGCGGCGCAAGCTAACCTGCTGGACCTTGAGAAAAAGGCCGGTAGCCGGTATCGGCTGCCGGTCTTTTTCATTCGTCACGAACTAGGAGATAAAATGAGCGACGAACGCTCGGTCTGGATTAAGCTCATCGGCCAGCGTACTGGCTCTCGTTATGATGGCCGCGACTGGCCTGCGCCGGGAGTTCCGTTTGAGGTCCCGGAATGGGAGGGTACTGCTCTCACTAAAATCAAGGATGCTATCTACACTTCTGACGAAGAAGTGGCGGACATTTCTCAGCCGAAGGTTGATTCCGACGTAGTGCCGCTGGAAGAGCCAGTTGAGCGTGAGTATCACGGTGGCGAGCCTGTTTCTTCTCCGAAGGTAGATGAAGAGGTAGCTCCCGTTGAGGAAAACCTTGAAGTAGCTGAGGAGCCTACTGAGGAAGTTGCGGTTGAGGAAGACACAGCAGAAGAGGCTCCCAAGCCTCCGGCCCCTTACGCTTCCAAGGCCGACTGGGTGAATTACGCAGTAAATCAGGGACATAACGCAGACGACGCGTCATCTTTGACGAAGTCAGACCTACAGAGCCGCTATGGTGGACGCCTTTAATGGCTTACACTGAATAAGACGGCACCGTAACGAAAGGTGTAATAAAAATGGCTG